TCTTAATATATTAAAAATATATAATGGCTGACAATAAAAATATTACATATCGCGTTAATCCTGATGGTTCTGAAAATCCTAAATATGTTGATATGTTGGATGAAGATAAGCCCGTTGCTGGTCAAAAATTCACATGTGTGTCTTTTGTGTCTCCTGAAAAGGTTCTGAAAAATCGTGAATTGTTTTTCTTTCAACAATTCCTAAAACAATGGGATATGAATAAATCGCTTGAGAAGTTTAATCAATTTTTGAGTTTTTTGGCTTATAAATATAATATGAATTTTGATGATATTTCCAAGGACTTACAAGATTTCTGTAAGGATGAAAAAGATAAATTGTTTGCTAGCACGCTCGAAGATGATTACAAGAATTTTATTGACACCAATGAGGAGCGAATGAATGAAGACTTTATTAAAGAACATGGTTTTCAAACAAGTGTTCGTGGATTGAAGGTGCGTGGTTCTTATCCCAGCCAAGAAGAGGCCGAAATGCGTTGCAAGTTGTTGCGTGAAGTTGACCCTAACCATGACGTGTATGTTGGTCCGGTGGGTATGTGGATGCCGTTTCATCCTGAATCTTACAAGACCGGACGGGTGGAATATTTGGAAGATGAATTGAACCAGTTGATGCAAGAAAAGACGAAGAATGAAAGCTCAGCAAAGGTTGAGTTTGATAAGCGTATTCGCGAGACGAAAGAAAAGGCGATGGAAGACAATAAGAAAAAGGCACTTGAAAGTGGAAATGTATTGACACAGACGATTGACGAGGATGGAAACTTAGTGAGTGTCAAGGACCGCAATGATGATATTTCGGTTTCTGATTTGCGTAAGGAATTGTTTGAAGGAGAGAATATTATCACGGATAAGAATACGGATCACGGGTTGAGCCGTGTTGCCGAAGTGCGTGAATTGCCTGAAGAATTGAAGGAACCCGCTAAGACTGAATAAATTAAAAATAACAAATGTAAAATGTAAAAAAAAAATAAAATAAAAATGAAATATATATATAATAATTTATAAGTTTATTATATATAATGCCTCCTACGCGTAAAAATAAAGGTGGTTCCTCACCAAGAAGACAGACTATACGGAGAAGGACACCAAACCCTGATAGAGTAGCAGCAAAAGCATATGTAGAAGAAATTAAAGAATTACGAAAGGAGTTAAAAGGTATACAAAAAATGTATAGAGATGCGGATAAAAAGGTTCCAAAGGATTCAACAAAAATGACACAAGCCGAAAATGATTTAAGGGTCGTTGATTTTCCTGAATTACCCGAAGACAATATAAGTAGAAAAATAAAACCGACTGAACGATGGGGTATTATTGCAACCGCAAGGTTATGGCGTAGACCATTAAAAGATAAAAGAAGAATGGAAGAACATCTTGATAAAATAAACGCTGTATTTGATTTTTACGAATTTAAGAGAACCTTAGAATATTTAATTAGGACACCGTATTATCATTATCATTCTGGTCTACCAAATTCATCTGGTAATCAGGCAGTTGTAGATGTACCTAGACTTAATTATGGACAGACAAGACCCGATTTTTCTTCTCCTTATGGATTCCCTCTCGATATTGGAAGAGGAACACCGCCCAACTATATGGAACAAATGTCTTATTCAGGGCCTCCGCCGACTTATACAAGAGGAGGAAAAAGACATAAATCTAGGAAATATAAGCGAAGCAATAAATATAAGCGAAGCAATAAATATAAGCGAACTAGGAAATATAAGCGAACTAGGAAATATAAGCGAAGCAATAAAATATAAGAAAATAAAAGATTAAGTAAACTATCCAACAATATTATATTTTGATATTACATAAAAATGAGTTTAACTGATGATCTCACTTCATTTCATTTGCGTATTGATAAGAGTGTGAAAAGTATTATGAAGGATGGAAAAATTGACGAGTTTGATATTCCTGAAATCATTTTACTTGTGACTGATTTGATTATTACACCTAAATCGGGAAAAATATCTGTGGATTTACTTGCTGAAAAAATTAGTTCCTTATATGAATATATTATGACCCATTATAAATTGTTTCCAGAAGATGAAGGACAAAAAGCGAACTTTAAGCGTTTGTTTGATATGTCTGTGAAATTGGTACTTATTCAGCCAAAAATTAAGAATGCGTGCAAGTCTTGCTTAATTTAAAAAAAAATAAATGATTTATATATAAATAAATGGCGGCAACGCGGCGAATTAGAAAAGGCAAGGGTAAGCGTTTAAGCAAGGGTAAGCGATTAAGCAAGGGTAAGCGTTTAAGCAAGGGCAAGCGTTTAAGCAAGGGTAAGCGTTTAAGCAAGGGTAAGCGTTTAAGCAATGGTAAGCGTTTAAGCAAGATTAAAAGCCGAAAACAAGGTAAAACTCGACGAATAAAAAAAGGGGGTAATCATATTAGCGACACTGAAAGTCGTATCATACGCAATACACATTTTAGCAAGCTGACCGAGGCCCAGAAACAAGTGAGAGGCGAAATGATAGAAAGGAACAGGGCTACCGCGGAGAGGAGGAGAGCGGCTTCGATAGCTAAAACAAATTACGATGAGCAACGCCAGACTGATAATAATGTTCGAGTAGATTAAAACAAATCCGAATCAAATTATTATGCCCCCACCAAACAACAATTCAATTATAAATATATAATAAAATTGATTTATTCTATATTAATAGTATAATAATTAATACTACTAATACAATGTCTGATACAATGTCCGATACAATGTCTGATACAATGTCTGATACAATGCCCGATCAATCAAAGACCGTATCTATCGTCACTGTTACACAATATTCGCGGAGGGAATGTCTTGTAAATCTTGCAATGTTAATTAAATCGCAACTGTATACAAATATTGTGGAATGGGTTATTGTAGAGGGAAGCAGATATAGTGCAGATGCGGACGCGAATAGCTATCATATTACGAATATTCAAGATGCAATGATGCATAAGTTAAGAGTATTATATGTCCCATTTGAAATGAAGCAGTGCCTAAGCGACCGTCGCAATAAAGGGAACCAATTGTGTAATGGGGATATTATTGTTTGTATGGACGACGACGATTATTATCCGCCGAATCGGGTGAGCCATGCTGTATATATGCTGAATAATTCAACCTCACTTATTGCGGGCTGTTCGCCTGTCTATATTTACTTTTATTTGACAAGACAATTTTTCAAATTTAAAAGTTATGGGACGAATCATTCCACAAATAATTGTATGGCCTATAAACGCGCTTACTTAGAAACGCATGCTTACGAAGGAGGGCTTGATAAATCAGAAGAATCGAGTTTCACTAATGGATTTACTGAGTCGATGGTGCAATTAGACCCAATGAAAACAATTGTTGTTTCGGGACACGGTTCCAATACTGTTGACAAACGAGGATTTGTCGAACAAAATTCAAAAATGATTATTTCATTAAATGATGGCAGCATTATGGATTATATCCCATTGGCAATAATACTGAAAATGGAAGTAATATTTAAAAATGTGCGAGATTGTAAATATTAAACAGAATAAACAGAATAAATAATTATAATTTTTTATATTAAATTGAAATTGTTTTTTAGTAATACAATCAAGTATACGATAAACATAAAAATATAATAGTAATAATGCTATTTGGAAAAAATACTAATGGTGATCCGAAAATACATTGGGGTTCAAGTGAATCAAAATTGACTATTGGTAATTATTGTACTATTGGCGAGAATGTAAATATTTATTTAAATGGTGGTAGTATTATAACAAAAGACAAAAAATGGATTATTCCATTGAGTAATTGTTCCTGTTCAGTAACTATTGGGAATGATATTTGGATTGGTTCTAATGTTACTATTATGCCCGGTATCACAATAGGCGATGGTTCAGTGATTGCCAATAATAGTCGTATCATATCAGATGTTAAGCCATATAGTTTTGTCTACGGAAATCCCGCACGATTAATTAAATACAAATTTAATAGGTTTCAAATTAAACAATTATTAAAAATTAAATGGTGGGACTGGACTGATGAGAAAATAGACGAGTACACGCCTTTATTGAACGGGGTTAATGTAAATACTTTTATTAATGCTGCTCTATATAATAATAAATAAAAAATAAAAAAGAGTATTTTTGTCAACTCATTTTTATTTTGTTTCATTCGTTTATTCGTTTATTCGTTTATTCGGCCCAGATATACACTATTCTACAATAAAACTAATTTGCATAGACATCAAGTAATTCCATAAATACTTTTTGAATTTTTAAAAGACAATCAATGTTATGGCGCGCCCATCCATCCTCAGCTGGTTTTGCGTATTCGTTATTTTCAGCAATGGCATGGGTTAATTCCTCATCGATAATGTATTTAATAAGGGTGAGAGGACTATGACCAATACTGTTTTTTTCCATAATTAGGGTTGGTGTTTTGTTGGCCAATGAAATAATGTCTTTTACCGGCACCAACCCTCTAAAGTATGAATCATGTCCGTCGCGCCAAGACGGGCGATAAAAACACGCAGGACAATTGTATGTATCATCCCACATAAACCCGTTTGCGTAGGTGAGTATATCCCAATGAAGTTTGTTGTTTTTTAAACTGGCGCACACACACTGCACGCTGTTTTTGCATATGCAGATCTCTTTATCGTCATCTATAGTGTGTTTAAAACATTTCGGAAAGCATGCACCTGTGTGTGACATGGTATTTTTTTTCAAAAATTCACAATGAGGGCAAATAGAACGAGTGTCACCAGTATAGGTTAAATTATTGGTCACTCCATCTAAAGCGTCCGTTTCGTCCCAGCCATAGAGTTCTGGCAAATTATTGTTTTCATTTTTTTGACGAATTTCGTTGTTATGTCCTTCGCACAACAAAACTTGGAGTGTATCTTCGTATGGCGCAGCAGTCCCTCGTTTAATATATTTCTCGCGGGGACGACAATGATAAACGAATGTGTATGGCAAGATTTTACCCGAACACATACCGTAATACATTGCCTCGCATACAGGAACCATTTCTGATATTATTATATTTTGCGGTTTCTAGTCGGCGGTCAGCGGTCAGTGGTCAGTGGTCAGCAGTCAGTGGTCAGTGGTCAGTGGTGGGCAGTCAGTGGTCAGTGGTCAGTGATCGGCGGTCGGCGGTCGGCGGTCGGCTTTATTTGGACGAGATCAATAACAGAATTCGTTATTGTCTAAGAGTTAATCTTTATTATTTCTTAAAAAGTAATTCAATTTTTTTCATAAAAATAAAATGTTACTATCTACCATTTTGATGTTTTCTTAACACTAATTTTCGGTCCTTGTCCCCGTTTTTTTGTATTTTTTGGGTCATATGCATCCTCTTCGTCATCCGAATGTAAATCTTTGGATAAATCCCAGAATTCTTTTGACCCCAGTTTAAAATCGGCATGATGCTCGGCTTTATACCAGAAAATTTGGTCATGAAGTTTATTAGATTTGGAGTTATTGTTAATAACCAAACATTCAAAATTTTCAGTACATTGGTCCATCACTTGACAAAATGATTCAAATGTTGGAAACATACCAGCATAATTTTCCCAAATGCGTTTTCGATTGGCGATATAGGGTTCTCGTAAAATAAATACATAATCTATATTCGTGCGCAAATTGGGGGGAATACCTAATGGATATTGCATTGTAATAATTAACATAATTTTCCAGTGTCTACCATTCATAAAAAGTAATCGCATCATTTTATCTCTCGTCCAAGTAGCATCATAGAGACAATCATCGAGGATAACAAAGGCGCGTGGATCTATATTACATCTACGAAATTGTTCCATTTCTTTTTTAACCTGTTTTAATACAGTTTTTTGTCGTTTTAATATATTTTCAATAATAGATGAATTATATTCTTCGTGAATAAAAAGTTTGGGTACATGAGAACTGTAAAAACCATTACCTGCTTCTGTTCCTGAAATAACTGTTCCTATTGGAATATCTTGATGATAAAATAGTAAATCTCTTACTAAATAACTTTTACCAGTATCACGTCTACCAATTAATACAACCACAGGGCCTTTATTTTCATCGGGCTTAAAGCTAATATTTCGCATATCAAATTTTTTCAATTCTAACGTCATTAATGTTTATAAGAAAATAAAACATTATTATATCCGCATCAATAAATAATAATAAATTAAGTTAAAAAAGTAATATTTTATATATATTACAACTAATAATGAAGAACAGTGATAAAACAGTTATTCGTGATAATTCAATGAATGTAACAACTCATGAATTTACCTATAAAAAGGAAGATAATCGTAATTTATTTAAAAGTTTAGAAGAAAATACCGATTTTGGTATTTTTGAATTTCAAAATTATATACCTTTATATAATTTATATTTCTCACTTACAAAAACAAATTATAATTCAATTATTCTAAATCATAAATATAGATTACACGACTTTTTATCACAAGAATCAAATAATATATTTCTTGCTCGTCTGAATGATATTAATAATAAAGAGCAACAAAAAAAAAAGGTATTTTTGAAATATAGTCCATTACTAGATCCTGTTAAATATTTGTTGGGGAAATATGATATAACTGATACTAAATTATTGGCTTTGCCTTTGTTTGATTCATTAGACAGTAATGAAAAAGTGAGAGATTATAATAATTCAGCATATGTTGATAGTTTCTTTACTTATTTGACAAGTAAATTATTAAATGATCATGGGTTTGT